CTGTGTCTCAGATGATGATGCAGCCGAGCCAAGGCGATTTGACGACGTGGCTCGAAACCAAATTCAACCCGCTTGTTGAAGAGAACGAAGACCTCGCCGAGCTGATCGCGAAGCCGCGCGGGCGCCAGGGCGTCAACAATCAGCGCATGAAGAGTTACCCGGGCGGGTTTCTCATGTTCAGTTGGTCGGGTTCTCCGAAGACCATGCGCGGTCGGTCGGCGCCGTTCATTGTTTGTGACGAAACCGACGGATACGACCGGACGAACGAAGGCCATCCGGTCGGCCTGCTGTGGCAGCGGGCAGCGACCTTTGGGGATCAGCGCCTCTTGCTGGAAATCAGCACGCCGACAATCAAGGGCGGGAGCTGGATCGAAAAATCCTTTGAGGCAGGAGACCAGCGCTATTTTTACGTGCGGTGTCCGCATTGCGGTCACCTGCAACGGCTGAACTGGTCGCAGGTGACCTGGTCAAAAGACGCCGACGGGCTGCATCTCGCCGAAACAGCCGGCTATCTGTGCGCGGGTGAAGGCTGCGGTACAGTGTGGAGCGACGGTGAGCGCGTTGCAGCTATCCGCAATGCAGAGCGCGACGGCGGTGGCTGGATTGCGACCAAGCCGTTCCGAGGTCACGCGTCCTATCATTTATCAGAGCTGTATTCCTGCTTTCGGCGGCTCGAGGATATCGTTCAATCCTTCCTCGACAAAAAGGCCGCTGGGGATCTGCAAACTTTTGTGAACGTGTCGCTCGCTGAGACATGGGAAGAGGAAGGCGACAAGCTCGAGGCGTCCGTGCTGATGGCACGGGCTGCGAAGTTCGCAGCACCGGTTCCGATGGGGGCAGGCGTGCTGACGGCCGGTGTCGACATGCAAAACGACCGGCTCGAGGTTGAAATAGTTGGCTGGGGCTTGGGGGAGGAATCCTGGTCGGTCGACTATCGGGTTCTGTGGGGCGATCCGCTGCAACAGGACGTCTGGGACGAACTGGACGCACTGCTGTCGGAAACATGGGAGCACGAAAGTGGGGCTGAGCTGCGGATCTCTGCCGCGTGCCTCGATACCGGCGGTGAGGGCGGGCGCACGCAAGCAGCCTATGACTATGCCCGCAAGCGTTTGGGCCGCAAGGTCTGGGCGATCAAGGGCGTTGGTGGCTGGGGCCGACCCATCGTTACGCAGCCCTCGAAGGTCAAACAAAAGGGCGTGCGCCCCGTCTACTTGCACTCAATCGGCGTCGATGAGGCGAAAGCCGTGGTCGCCCAACGGGCGCGGATCAGCGATCCGGGACCGGGACACTGTCACTTCCCAGAAGACCGGGACCCCGCATGGTTCGACATGTTCACCGCCGAGGCCCTGCGGACCCGCTATGTGAAAGGGTTTGCAGTGAGAGAATGGCACAACGTACGGCCCCGCAATGAAGCCTTCGATTGCCGCGTCTACGCCTATGCGGCACTGCGTATCTTGCGCCCGAATATCAAGCGCCTCGTCAAGACACTGGATGCTCAAGGGCAGGAGATCGAGGCCGAGGCCGTCGAGATTTCAACAGACGCTGAGCGAGCTTCGGTAAAACCGCCAGAGGAACCGGAAGCCCCAAACACCCAAACTCCGAAAAAGACAGGTTGGGGTGCGAAGAAGCGCCGACGCCGTCGCAGGTATTGAGCAGGGTTAGGACGTGGGCGCAATTCCAACTGAAATCGGGGGAGGGTTGACGTTTCGGGCAGTGGTCGAGCAACCGATTTTTCCGGCGCCGGAGTGGGGGCTTTCTCTCTTCCTACGCGGCAAGAGCTCGATTGACTTGATTAGCGCTGCGAGTGGTGTGGATCATATTTTTGAGGCATCTGCGTCGGTCACGGCCTCTTGGCAGCCCGGGCGGTATTCCTACGTGATCCGTGCCAGCGACGGCGCTGATGTGCATCCGGTCGAGCGCGGCGAAGTTCTGATCGCGCCGGATCTTGCTGCGCAGGGTGAGAATTTCGACGGACGCGATCATGTGCGCAAGGTGCTGGATGCCATCGAAGCGGTGATTGAAAACCGCGCGACCATTGATCAGCAAAGCTACACAATCAACAACCGATCACTGCAGCGCACGCCGTTGTCGGAGTTGATGAAACTGCGCCATCAATATCGCGCCGAACTGGCGGCGAAGAAAGCGCGGCGGCGCGGCGGCTTCGGGCGCGCGATCAAGGTACGCTTGACATGATCTGGCGACTGTTCAGACGCGAAGATCCTGTTGCGCCGGAGCCGGATCGCAAGCCCCCTCCAATGCTGACGGCACCCCGAAGGCGTGGCCAGCGCATGTTTGCCGCCGCAGAGACAGATCGCATGACAAGCGGCTGGACCAATTCACCAATGCCAGCGGATCAAATCATCCGCCGCAATTGGCGCGTGCTGGTGGCACGTTCGCGCGAGCAGTCGGCGAACAACGACTATGCAAAGGCGTTCAAGGCCAGCGCTCGGCGAAACCTGATTGGACAGAAGGGGTTCACACTGCAGGCGCAGGCGTCCGACGGTGACAAGCTGGACGCAGGAGCAAACAAGGCCATCGAACGCGCATGGCGAACCTGGTGCAAGGCGATGAATTGCGACGTCAAAGGGCGTCGCACTTTGCGGCAGATCCAGAAAGCGATTGTGAACGGGCTTTGCACCGATGGCGAGTTTATGGTGCGCATGGTGTTTGGGCGGGATGCGGGGCCGTGGGGATTTGCTTTGCAGATCCTTGACCCAGTGTTGTGCCCGGTCGATTTTGATGAGGATCGGCGCCCCGGTGGTGGGTTCATTCGGGCAGGGATCGAATATACAAAGATGGGCCGAGCCGTGGCCTATTATTTCACCACCCTCGATCAATCGCAGGCCGATTATCACTATTCCGGCCGGGCGTTCATCCGGGTTCCGGCGGATGAAATTATCCACTGGTTTGAAGAGGATTTTGTCGGGCAGAAGCGCGGGCTGCCGTGGATGGCGACCGCGCTCTTGCGTATGCGACAGCTTGGCGAGTTCGAGAAAAGCGCGCTGAACAACGCTCGCGAAGGCGCGAACAAGGTCGGCGTGATCGAGTGGGACGAAGGCACCGGGCCAGCACTCGACGAGGATGACGAAGACGAAGCCTTTGACGATATCGAGCTGGATAGCGAAAGCGGTGTCTACCACCAGCTTCCCGCCGGGGCACGTCTAAAGCGGGTCGAAACCGGATACCCAAACGGCGAAATGGCCGTGTTTTCCAAGCACATGCTACGCGGGGTCGCGACGGGCCTGGGCGTTGCTTATAACGACCTCGCCAATGACCTTGAGGGCGTCAACCTCTCGAGCATCCGCCACGGCGTATTGAGTGAGCGGGACCAGTGGATTGAGTTGCAAGAGAGCCTGATCGAGGCCTTTGCCTTGCCGATCTATGAGCGGTGGCTCGAATACTCGCTGCTGAAACAGAAAATCACCCTCGACAACGGATCGCCGCTGCCAGCGAGTAAGCGGTCGAAGTTCATGGCGGTCACCTTCCAAGCACGCCGCTGGCAGTGGATTGATCCTGCAAAAGACGTGAAGGCCGACACCGACGCCGTCGACAACCTGTTCAAGTCGCGCGGTCAGGTGATCCGCGAGCGCGGGCGCGACCCGCGCGAGGTCTATGCCGAGATCGCAGCCGATATAGCAGCGATGCGCGAGGCGGGGATCCCAGAAAATGTGATCGAGACCTTGATCACAGCAAAATCAAAAGGAGGGCAGGGCAGTGGACAGCCAGCCAAAACCGGCACCGGAGAAACCGATCCAGACGCCGACCCAGACCCCGACAAAGGCGAGTGACGTTATCGGGCGGTCTTTGACCCGTGAAGTCACTGCCGAGCAAATCAACGCGCACAGCGAAGGCGGTGCCATGCGCCGCATGGGGGAGGTGCGCGAGATCAATGTCGAGGCGCGCACGGTCGAACTTGCCTTTTCGAGCACGACGCCGGTGCGGCGCTGGTTTGGCGATGAGGTGCTTTCCCATGACGCCGATGCGGTGGTTCTCGACCGTCTACTCGACGGCGGGGCAGTGTTGGTTGGGCACAATTGGGACGATCAGGTCGGCGTTGTGCAGAGTGCGCGCGTCGATTCCGACGGCGTCGGGCGCGCTGTTGTGCGGTTCGGCAACAGCGCTCGCGCCAGCGAGATCTTTCAAGACATCGTCGATGGCATCCGGCAGCACGTCTCGGTTGGCTATCGGGTGATCACGATCAGCGAGGAAATTCGGGAAGGTCAGCCGAACCTTATCACGGTCACGCGCTGGGAACCGTTCGAGATTTCGGTTGTGACGGTGCCTGCTGATCCGACCGTCGGCATCGGTCGAGGAATGGAAAATCCGCCAGAGGCAGGCGGAGCGGAACGCGGCCAAACTAACGGAGAGAATGCGGGCGCGGTGGCCGAGCCCAACGATACAGGACAAAGGGAAACACAGATGAAAACCATCATCACCCGCGACGCCGAGGGCAATCTTGTCCGGGCCAAGGTCGACGAGAACGACCAGATCACCGAAGTGATTGAGGTGCTTGAACGTGCAGGCGCAGCGGAAACTGCCATGCTGTTGCGTCTGCAGGAACAGGAGGCAGCCCGCGTGCGCGAGCTGACCGAGTTGGGTCGCGAATACGATGCGCCGGAGCTCGCAAACGAAATGATCGCCGGTCGCAATGGCGTGTCCGACATGCGCGAACGGCTTCTGGATCACCTGCACCAGCGCAGTACACAGGACCGCCAGCTTTCCGAGCGTTCCGGCATCGGCCTGACCGACAGCGAGACCGAGCAGTTCTCGTTCCTGCGCGCAATCCGGGCGTTGGCAAATCCGACAGATCGCAGTGCCCAGGAAGCGGCTGCGTTCGAGTTCGAGGTCTCCGATGCTGCCGCCGAGGCGCAGGGGCGAGATGCGCAAGGCGTCATGGTGCCGATGGACGTGCTGATGCGAGCGCCGCTCAACACTGGATCCGGTGGTGCGACCGCTGCCGATACCGGCGGCAACACCATCGCAAACCCACTGTTGACGCAGAGCTTTATTCAGATGCTGCGCAACCGTACGATCCTTTTGCAGCTCGCGACTCCGCTGATGGGTCTGGTGGGCAACCCAGATATCCCGACACAGGAGGGCGGGGCGACCGGCTACTGGATCGGTGAGGATGTTGAGGCGACAGAGGATTTGCTGTCTCTGGGTCAGCGCCAGTTTTCGCCGAAAACTGTTGCGGCCTATTCGGAAATCACGCGCCGCACGCTCAAGCAATCCAGTCTCGATATCGAGGCGCTGGTGCGCAGCGACCTTGCGCTTGCTTTGGCTGCAAAGTTGGATCTTGCGGGTTTCTACGGAACTGGAACCAATGATGAACCGCTGGGCATCGCCAATACGAACGGCGTGAATGTCGTTGACTTTGGCGGCGCAGCGTCTGGTGGCGGATCCGCCCTCCCGACCTGGGCCGAAGTGATCCAGATGGAGAGCGATATTTCTGCAGCCAACGCCGATGTGAACAGCATGGCATATGTGCAAAACGCCAAGATGCGCGGTCACTTCAAGTCCACCCAGAAATTCAGCGGCACCAATGGGGCACCGATCTGGGAGAGCGACAACACCGTGAACGGATATCGCGGTGAAGTCACGAACCAGATTGCAGATGGTGACGTGTTCCACGGTGATTTCGCAAACGTCCTGGTGGGGATGTGGGGCGGTCTGGATATCACGGTGGACCCGTTCACCCACAGCCGTCGCGGGCGCCTGCGCATCGTGACGATGCAGGATGCGGATTATGTTCTGCGTCACCCGGCAGGCCTCTGCTACGGCACTGACGCCAGCTAACCTGAATACGCATTAAATCTCTGACCTGCTCGGGCCAGAGGTACCCCCTGAAAAAGGATCGAAAACGTGGCCGATACCAAGAAACCCCAGAAACATACCTTTGCCGTCACCAGCGCCTTTGTCTGGGACAAGGAAATCAAGAAGCCCGGCGACACTGTCGAGCTGACCGACGCCGAGGCGCATGGTCTGAAAAATCGCGGTAAGATCGAAGACCCGGAGTCGGGCCGCAAAAAGGCCGCGACCCGCGCGAAGAAAGCTGAAACCACCGATCCGGCCAAAGCTCCGGCCTGATGCCCGCGCCGAGCTGGGATAATCTTGACGCCTTCCTGTCGACTGACGATTTTGCCCTTGAGGTAACCGTCACGACACGGGAGGGCGTTTCTCGTAGCATCCGCGGGATCTTCGACGAGCCTTATATGAACGCTCAGATTGGCGAGTATGAGGCTGACAGCTCCGATCCGCGCCTGACGTGCAAGGCATCCGACGTCGCGGATCTGCGCGGAAAGGATTCCGTGGTGATCGGAGGCCGGACGTATTACCTGCTGACCGATCCGCAGCTTGACGGAACCGGGTTTGCAGTGCTGCACATGGCGACGGAGTGACCCTATGCTTGCCTTCGACTTCGACGAAAGCGAGCTGCGGCGGATCGTCGATGAGTTTGAGGCGAGCGAAAAGGATTTACGCAACGCCTATTCCCGCGCCCTGCGCCGCACTGCGCAAACCATGAAAGCCCGGGCGCGAAAAGGGCTGCGAACCAAGCTGCATTTGCGTGCCGCCGCAGAACTGCGCCGCCGCCTGCAAGGTTTCCGGTTCAAGCGAGGCGGCGCCATGGGGAGCGTGCGCATGTGGTTCGGCCTGAATGACATGCGTGTGTCGGCCTTTAAGGGGCGCGCGTCTAGGACGGCAACAGGTGCCAGCTATGCCGGGCAGGATTTCCCGGGCGGGTTCATTGGCAGAAATGCAAAGGGGTGTCCTACGATCAAACAGCGGGCCGGATCTCGTGCCTATCCGATCAAAGAGGCGAGAATGCCTATCGACGATGAGGCCCAAACCTTTATCGAGGATGAGGTTTTCGACGAGATCGAAGAGGTGTTCTTTCACTATTTTCGGGCCGAGGTGCGCGCCCGCACGATCTATGGAGTGGGCGAGAAATGAGCCGAACCGTTGAACTGAACGCTATGCATGACGCGATACTCGCCAAGATCAGCGCAGACTTCCCAGCTCTCGCGACCGTTGGCGACTATGACGCGGATCGTAAAGCGCTGCAGGTCCCTGCGGTGCTTGTTGAGCTGATCGACCTGGAAGGCGCGCCCGATGAAGATCCAGGCACGGAACAGGTGCCATTCGTCTCTAAATGGGTTGCGCGTGTTATCCTGGGCTTTCGCACCGAGAGCGTTAAACGCGAGGTTCGCCGCTTGGCGGCTGCGCTTGGGGTCAAGATCCATCGGCAACGCTGGGGACAACCAGTCAGCCCGGCGCAGGTGACCTACATCGGGCCGGATGCCTTCGACCCTGAGTTTGACAAGCTCGAGGTTTGGGCCGTCGAATGGGAACAGCAAATCGATCTTGGTGCGAGCGTTTGGATCGGCGAGGGCGTCGTTCCCGAGGTGGTCAAGGTTGGCTGGGCACCTGATATCGGGCCTGGCAACGAAGATGCCTACGCTGACAGTGTGGAGGCACCACTATGAGCTATGGCGCAGCAAGAAACGAACAGGCGCGCGAGGGGATCGTGCGGTTCGGTGTGGTGACCGCCGTGGACCCGGGCGCTGCCCTCGCAAGAGTTAGTTTCGGAGGCGAGACCGAAAGCGCTTGGCTGTCATGGTTTCCGCTTCGCGCCGGGGAAATCAGCGTCTGGGCGCCACCGTCGGAGGGCGAACAGGTCATGGTCTTGTCAGAGTCCGGTGATACCGCGCAAGGAGTGATCATCGGCTCTGCTTTCAGCAGTTCTAACCCGCCAACAGCCGGAACGGGCGGGTTGTTCAAGATCCAAGTCGGCGCATCCTCGATAGAGATTGATGCAAGTGGAATCCGATTGAGCGCGCCTAGGATCGATCTCAACTGATGCCGGCGGTTACAAGAAAAGGCGACAACTGCTCGGGTCATGCTGACTATCCGTCCCGCTCGAGCACGGGTGGGAGCGGCACAGTGTTTGTCAACGGAAAGCCTGTTCACCGCCAAGGCGATGCTTGGGCGGTGCATTGCAACCCGCTGAATGTCTGTCATGGCGGCAGTCTATCAGCCGGGTCGGGAACGGTGTTCGTTGAAGGTAAGGAAATCGGCCGGATCGGTGATCCAGTCGGCTGCGGCTCTTCCGTGGCAAGCGGTTCGGGCGACGTGTTTGCGGGCGGATGATGTGTTGCATTTCCACTGGATCGCGAGCTTGCTCTCCAAGATCGGCCTTTCGACTGCCGCAGGGCGGAGGTACGTAGGGAGCTCTCCTTTCAGGATGACATCTCTCAGCATCTTGTATGAGCAGAAAATGCGGTCTCTCACTCCCGGCCCATAGCCGACTTTCGCAAAGTACATGCGGTATGAGCGGTTTCGGCTCATTTCTGCCATTCATTAACGCGCTCTTCTTCCAGTGTGGCGACGTTAGCAGTTTCTACTGCGGACCCTCTTCAAGCTCCGCCCCTACCGGCTCAGAATTTTTCGCCAACAGGTCGCGGATTTCCCGCAGGATCGTTGCGGTCACATCATCCGACGCATTAATCACCTCGCCAAGCTGCGCCGATGCTTCAGCTTGGGCATCGCGCAAACCCGCAACCTCAGCCTGCAAATCCTCAAGGGCAGATTGAATCTCGGGGCCGTTGTCGGGCGTGCGTCGGAACTCTGAATAGCCGATCTGGACAGCTGGCATGGCAATGGCAATTATCACAGCGACAACACCGATCCAGATAGCCCGCCCCGCGGTGCGGTCATTATCCGTAGCGGCCTTCTCGAACTTCTCTAGGAACTCAGCAGCGGCACCTTGCAGACCATTGGCGATCTCCGCCGCATCAGTGGCGATGCCCTGTATCTGCTCGAACCGTTCTTCGATACGTTCGAGGCGCTCATTAGTCTCGAATATTGGGTTCGGTGGAAACTCAATATCTTCGATCTTAGGCAGTTTGGCCGGCTCCGGATTCGAATTGACTTCGGGGATAAGCTGACGCGTTGCCTCAATCGCTCGCTGCTGGTCGGAAATCTGCTTGGCGATACGGCCAATGGCGGAATCTTCCCCGGCAGAGAGCCCTAGGTTTTTCATACGATCTTGGAGGCCGCGATAGGGCTCAAATGCCTTCTCCATCTTTTTCTGGATGGAAGAGTAGTGTTTTGCGGCCTCAGCCAGCTTCGCCGCGCTACCCTCATGCCCCGAAAGCCCTTGGAGACGCTTCATTTCCTGGTTCACTTCGTGAGACGATTTAATCGCCCGCTCCAAGTCTTTCCTCAGAGCCTGCCCTCTTTCTCCGGTATCATTTCCCTGAGCCTCCAATTTTTTGTTCAAAGCCGCAAGATCGACGCCTTTCTTCTTCGGGGGGCTTTCACCGTCGCCTTGGCTGTCGTCGTTGTCGTCACTCATAAATAATCATCCTGAAATCGGTTTTCGAAGCATACATAGGGATGCTTCATGGGATCGTAAATTCCGCGTTGCAGGCCGGCAGTCATACTGTCTTCCTTATCCCGCAACTTTTTTAAGTGCCGCTGCTCATCCGTGCTCGCGGTAAAGCTCACTCCTCGGCACACGGTCCCCTTCGTTGCGCTTAGTCGATTTCCAGCATACCCAAACCAAAGGCCTGCTATCAGCGCGTTGCGTGTTTACTGAGTATGCTGATTTAGCCCGCCTAACTGTGATGTTACTCGATGCCAACAGGTGTCGTTTTACGTCACCGGCAGCGGAAAGGAAAACCGCCAGAGGCGGGTAGGGTGGATCTCCGCAAAGATCGCCTCATGATTGGCATCGACGCAACCACGGGTAAGCACATTTCGGGACTGGCGCATTTGCGGCAGTCTGTGCGCGATATCCTTACCACCCCCGTCGGAACACGAGTCATGCGGCGCGACTACGGTAGCCGTCTCTATCGTCTTGTCGATGCGCCGATGAATGCGGCGACACGACTCGACATGGTGGCAGCGACCTACGAGGCCCTTGATACTTGGGAGCCGCGCCTAGCTCTTGAGAGCGTCAATGTCGGGGTTTCGGAGCCCGGCAACGTGGTTATTGATCTGGTGGGGCGGTATTTGCCAACCGGCGAGACAGTCAACCTTGATGGGCTCGAGGTGACGTGATGGGGGCAGGCTTCACCGCGATAAATCTGTCTCTCTTGCCGCCGCCTGACGTGTTGGAACTGGTGGACTATGAGGCCACGCTTTCGGCTATGCTCGCCGATCTTCGCGCCAGGGACTCCGCTTTTGACGCTCTGGTCGAGAGCGATCCGGCGTACAAGATCCTCGAGATTGCTGCCTATTATCGGATGCTCGCGGTGCAGCAACTCAACGACGCTGCGCGGGCTGTCATGCCCGCATACGCGCAGGGCGCCGATCTCGATCACATCGCGGCGCGGTACAACGTGGCGCGTCTGGTGCTGGACGCCGGCGACCCGGACGCGCTGCCGCCGGTGTTGCCGACCATGGAAGGCGACGAGGATTTTCGCCGCCGGATGCTGCTCGCCTTTGAGGGGCTGAGCACCGCAGGGCCTGTCGGTGCATACGTCTTTCACGCTCTGGGGGCTGATCCAGACGTCGCCGACGCGAGTGTGTTGAGCCCAGCTCCCGGCGAGGTTCTGGTCACTGTTCTGTCGCGACAAGGCGACGGGACACCATCGGGCGAGCTGATCTCTGCCGTCGAGGCGGCTGTAAACGCCGATGATGTTCGACCTTTGACGGATCTTGTAACGGTTCAAGCAGGGCAGATCCTTCCCTATGCGGTCAAGGCCGTTCTCACGGTCTACCCCGGGCCGGACAGCGCGATCGTGCTGGCCGCTGCACTGGCCGCGACAGAGGCTTTTGTCACCGAGCAGCGCAGGCTGGGGCGCGACGTCACCCTGTCGGGTCTGTACGCCGCATTGCATCAACCAGGCGTTCAAAACGTCTCGCTGATTTCGCCAGCGGCGGACCTTGTCGCAGATGACACCCAGGCGAGCCACTGCACCGGTATCGACATTACCGTCGGGGGGCAGAATGTCTGACAGCCTCCTTCCGCATAACGCGACAGCGCCGGAGCGTACCCTCGAGGCGGTGACGGGGCCTGCTCAAGTGCCGCCGGTGCTTATCCGCGCGATCTGGGACCCGGAGAGCTGTCCGGTCGAGCTGTTGCCTTGGTTGGCCTTTGCGTTTTCGGTCGACGTTTGGGATGCGGAATGGCCCGAGGAAATGCAACGCGAGGTCATTCGGCGGAGCTTTGAGGTTCACCAGCACAAGGGCACTAGAAAAGCGGTCGAGCGTGCCCTGGGGGCCTTGGGCTTTAATGTCGACCTAAGCGAATGGTTCGAATACGGGGGCGATCCACATACATTTCGGATTGACGCATTCGGAGACGACATTTTCGGCGCTGGCTATCAGGTTGATGCAGCGCTCTTGGACAAGGTGACGCAGGCGGTCGAAACCGTCAAACCCGCGCGAGCGCATTTCGAACTGCGGATCGGAGAGAGCTTTACCGGGGCTGTCGAGATCCGCAGCGGAGTCCGTCCCGCGCACCTGCACAGGCTGGAAACGGACGCTGAGTTGCGCCCGGCTGTCGCGCCCGTTGGGGCGCTGGTGCGAACGGGGTCGCGTGCAGCGCTCTTGTTCGAACTCACACACAACCCGCGCCCTCGCGCAAGTCTAGCGCGTGTTGCCGTCGGCATCGCACAGGGAAACCGCGCGACCCTGATCAGCGAAGAATTTCATGATGTGAAAAGGAGGGCAGCTTAATGCCGTCGACACTCTTCACCGATGTTGCAGAGGCGAAGATCACCGCCGCAGCCGGTTCCGGTACCCAAGTCGCGATCACGCATATCGCGCTGGGCGATGGAAACGGCGCAAACTATGGCCCCAGCTTCTCGCAGACCGCATTGCAGCGGGAGCTGGCGCGTCAGCCCATTGAGGTCCGCCACATCGTCGATGGCAATGCTTGGCGCGTAAAGACCGAGTTTGGCCCGGAAACGCCAGCGTTTTTTGTTCGCGAGATGGGCTTTTTTGATGCCGACGGCGATCTGATTGCCATCTGGGCTGGACTGGATGTGCAAGCACGCCAGACCGGCGCGATTACCTACCTCGTCGACCATGTTCTGAGTTTTACCCGCGTTGATGACGGCCTGGTCATCGTGAACGCGCCGGATGATCTCGTTTTCGATCTGGCCGTTTCGACCGCTTCCAGCCTTGCGGGGCTTCACCTTGAACAGTTTCGCCAATCTGAACGCCTCCGTGAACTTCACGGCGCATACTGAGGACATCCAAAATGAGCACATCAACTGAACAACTTAACGCAGCCATTGATGCCCTGACCGGCGCTGCCGCTGCCTACAATGGCAAGGTGCAAGAGATCGATACAGCGTTGAAAAGCGCTGCTGATCGCTGGGATGATTTCGAGACGGTTTTCTATGTGGATCAGTCGGCGGGCGACGATGCCAACGACGGGACACAGGAAAATCCCTTGGCCTCGATTCAAACGGCGATTGATCGCGCGCCGTTTTATGGGCGCGTACTCGTTGTATTTCGGGGCGCGTACACCACGACAGCGCTGCTGCGCAACAGCGGGCGCCATGTGCGGATTTTTGGCGCTGGCACTGACTGGGTTTCCAACATTTCTTCGCCGGTTGATTTCAACCTGGGAACAGCGGTTTCAGGTTCGCTTGTTCAAACTCTGGGCTTTGCTGGTGAATACCAAGGGTCGTGGGAGCTCTATTGCCTGAACTTGAAAACAAAGACCCTGGCTCAGGTTAACTCGGATCATCCGGGTATCGCCTTGGATGATAATAGCTGCGCGGTTTTCAAACGTCCGACTTCTGGCAGCGGGTTCTCAGGTGGCATTCATTTGCGTTGGACCTCAATCGACCTGACTGCTGACCCCTATGCGCATTTGATCGGTGTGGCTGGGGTTTGGGCGTTGTTGCTCGACAGCATTACACAAGTGAATCCTCTGGCGGGCCGATGGGTCGCCGGTGTTGCTGCTGGCGTCGATGCCAGCACAATCGCCCGCTTGCATACTGACGCGGGTACTCTCTGAGGAAAGGAAGATACATGCTAAGCTTTGAACATAACGGGCGGGTCTATACCAACTGGACCGAGGAAAGCGCGCGAAGCGCGGGTGTGCCCGAGAGCATCATCACAGAGGCAAAGCAGGGTGTTCGCCGCACTGCGGTGAGCGCAGAGTGCCGACGTCGCATCTACGCTGTGGCCTCGGCCGAGGCGCAGATGAACATGGCGACCGCTGCGGCCGTTATTTCTGCGAAGGCAGAAACCGACCGCACCGAGGAAGACAACACGGTATTGGATGGAGTGCATCTGGCGCTTGCGTGGGTTGCTGATATGCGAGCAGCCTTTGAGGCTTTGGCTACAGATCCCCAAGCGGATTTTCTGATTGACGCGGCTTGGCCTGCGCTGCCGCCAGAAATCCCGCCTCTCATTGATCGGTTCTAACCATCGGCAGAATGTAAGCTCCGCGCCCGGAGGAAATCCGCCAGAGGGCGCGGGCTCTGTACCGTCCGATAATCGCTGCAACATGCATCTAGCAGCGAGGGCAAAATGGCTGGTTTTCTTCATGGCGTCGAGGTGATCGAGATCGACTCGGGGTCACGCCCGATCCGAACCATAAGTACCGGCGTTATTGGCATCGTTGGAACGGCTCCGGGTGCAGATCCCGATGCCTTTCCACTCAACACGCCCGTCTTGATTGCCGGAAGCCGCCGCGAGGCTGCGGCTTTGGACGTGACACCCGACGGAACAGGTGGCGGAACTTTGCCCTGCGCGCTCGACGGGATCTTTGATCAAGCGGGGGCGGTCGTGATCTGTGTGCGCGTCGACGAAGGAGTCGATGAGGGCGAGACCATGGCGAATGTCATTGGAGGCGTAAACTCGACAAACGGGCAGCTTGAGGGTGTTCACGCCCTGGTTGGGGCCGAGAGTGTCGTCGGGCACGCGCCGCGCATCCTCTGCGCGCCGGGGTGGACGCATCAGCGGCCCGAAGACGAGGGCAACCCAGGCACCTATTTTGCGAACCCCGTTGTCGCCGAGCTTGAGGGCCTCGCGGACCGCATGGCAGCGGTCGTCATCGCTGATGGCCCCAACACAACCGATGCCGCCGCGCAGCTTTATGCCGGCGACTGGGGCACGTCTTCCCGCATCTACGTTGTCGACCCTTGGGTGAAGGTGCTGAATGCTGCCGGGGATATTGTGGACGAGCCCGCATCTGCACGCGTCGCGGGCGTGATTGCGCGCACCGACAATGATGATGGCTTTTGGGTGTCTCCTTCTAACAAAGGGATTTTCGGCATTATCGGCACATCCCGACCGGTCGATTTCAAGCTTGGCGATATCTCGAGCCGGGCCAACCTGCTCAACGAAAACGACGTTGCAACCATCATCCGTCAGGACGGCTACCGCCTTTGGGGTAACCGGTTGCCGACGTCCGATCCGAAATGGCAATTCCTGTGCGTGCGCCGCACCGCCGACGTTCTGAACGAGAGCATCCAGCGCGCGCATCTGTGGGCGGTGGATCGCGGCATTACAAAAACCTACCTCGAGGACGTCGTCGAGGGCGTGAATGGGTTCATCGCAAACCTGGTTGCGCAGGGCGCCTTGCTGGGCGGCGAGTGCTGGGCCGATCCGGATCTCAACAACGCCGCGAGCATCCAGAACGGGCAGGTCTGGTTCAACTTCGACTTCACGCCTGTCTATCCGGCTGAGCGGCTGACGTTTCGCTCGCATCTTGTGAATGACTACATTTCGGAGGCGCTGGCATGATCCGCAACATCCTGAAAAACTTCAATCTGTTCGTTGACGGGCGGGGGTTCGCGGGCGAGCTGGGCGACTATACCCCCGCGAACCCGTCCATCGCTGCCGAGGAATATCGCGCAGGCGGCATGAATGGCCCCATCGATATCGACATGGGCCAGGAGAAAATGACCACGTCGTTTGTCCTGCGCAACTACAGCGCCGACGTGCTTGCGCTCTGGGGCGTGGCGCCAGGGCGTTTGATCCAGGTGACCGCACGCGGCGCGCTGGAAAGCGAGGATGGCACGGTGACGCCGGCGATCCACAACATGCGCGGCAAGATCATCGTGGGGGATCGGGGCACTTGGTCACCGGGCCAGTCGGCCACCCTGACGTTCAACATGACGCTTGAGGCCTTCAAGGAGACCATCGGGGGCCGCGTGGTCTGCGATATCGACGTCATCAACATGAAACGCATCATCGACGGCGTCGACCAGCTGGCAGAACAGCGCGCCGCGCTGGGCATCTAAGGAGCAACCATGCAAAATCCTGCACTTCCCGATTATTGCACACACAACGTCGAAGGCGACGAGGAAACGATCACGGTCACCCTTGCAAAGGGCATCATGGCAGGCGGTGAAAAGCGCACGGAAATCACCCTGCGCGAACCGACCGTCGGCGACAATATGTCCGCCCGCCAAAGCGCGAAAGGCGACAATGCTGGGCACGAGGTCAATCTGCTGGCGAACCTCGCTGGCCTTTCGCCGGACGAAATCCGCTCTGCAAAAATGCGGGACTATACCCGCCTGCAAGAGGCGCTGGATTTTTTCAATGGGTGACGCCTGAGGCAGCGCGTCAAGGCGCGCTGCTGATCGCGCGGGAAACGGGCTGGTCCTGTGCCGAGATCTCCGCGATGAGCGTCAGCCGCATGAACTGGTGGCTTGAGGGTCTGAGGAACATCAATGGCAAATCAGCGCCTTAATGCTACGGTCACCATCGGCGGAGTCGTCGAAAACTCCTTCCGCAAAGGCATCGGCTTTGTCCGATCCGGCTTTGACAAGGTCGGGCAAAGCATCCGTGATGTTAAGGCGCGGCAAAAAGAACTGTCGCGTGAGCGGTCAGCCCTGATCAAACAGGGGCAGTCGGTAGCGCATCTTGATCGCGAATATGAAGCGCTTGAGCGGACGCTCGAGGATCTAGTGCGCAAGCAACGGCGCTGGGAACGCGCCATGCGTGACAGCGCCCGCGTCGGCGACACGTTCAGCACAATGACACACCGCATCGGGCGCTTGGGCCGTCAAGTGGGCGTTGGCCTCGCGGTAGCCGGGGCCGGTGTGTTTGCACTGACCAGCTCGACCGCGGCCTATGGTGACCAGGTGGCCAAAACGGCCGGCAAGCTGGGCATCGGGATCGAGGCGCTGCAAGAGTTCCGTTATGCGGCGGAACGGTCGGGGATCTCGACCGCGACGTTCGATAGTTCACTGACCGCGATGCAGAAGCGCCTAGGCGAGGCTGCGCAGGGCACCGGTGCCGCGAAAAAGGCGCTGGATCAGATCGGGTTGAGCGCAAGCGATCTGATCGCCATGGGGCCAGAGCGCGCCATGGGGGCGATTGCAGACAAGCTGCAGGGCATCGAAGCACCCGCCGAACGCGCGGCGATTGCCGCCGCCCTGTTCAGCCGGTCGGGTATCGGTATGGTGAACATGTTGGGCAACGGGTCCGATGCGCTGACACAGCTGCGCGAGGATGCGCGGCGCACTGGTTATGTGCTGAGCGAGGAAGCCGCACGCGATGCCGAGAAGTTCGCCGATGCGCAGCTCGACGCTCAACTGACCGTCAAAGGTCTGAAAAACACCATCGGTGCGGAATTGATGCCGGTGGTTACCCGGTCGATGCAGCGGTTCAGCGATTGGGCGGTGGCAAATCGCGAGGACGTGGCGGCGTTCGCCGATACCGCGGCGACAAGGCTCGAGGCGGCTTTGCCAGTGATCGGCCAAGTCGCCGAGGGCATGGGCGAGGTTTCTAGGACGGTCGGGGGCGTGATCTCCAAAACGGCGGAAATGGTCGGGGGCTGGAAGAACTTCGGCATCGTTGTTGGCGCGGTCCTCGCAGGGCGCACCATCGCGAGCGTGCTTAACTTCGGTTGGGCCGTTGGACGTCTTGGGGTTTCCATGGCGGCTCTGGTGCCATGGGGCACCGCTGGCGCAGGCGCAATGAAGCTGTTCGCGGGCGGGCTTGCACTGGTCAAGACGGGCATTCATGCCGTCGGGCGAGCCTTGCTTATGAACCCCATTGGCCTTGCTGTCGCGGGGATCGCCGGCGCAGCCTATCTGATCCATGAAAATTGGGAGTCCGTCGGGCCGTGGTTCGGGCGTCTCTGGGATGGGGTGAAAACCACCTTTGGCGGCTTTGGCCAGTTCGTCTCCGGCATCTGGCGCGGCGATATGGATGCCGCCGCCGCAGGGCTTGCCGATGCCTGGGAAGGCGGCAAGGCGCTGCTATCCACCGCGCTCGACGGAATCGGGAGCGTGTTCAAGTTTGCGTGGGAGCGGGGCATCAAGCCGATCACCGATAAACTCGGGATCACCAGCCATATCACCGCTGCTTGGGATAGGATGAGCGGCTTTTTCTCGCGTCATTGGGGCGGCGTCAAAAGGATCTTCGGCGGTTTTGGCCGGTATGTTTCCGGTGTCTGGCGCGGTGATATGGATGCAGCCGCCGCAGGGCTTGTCGATGCCTGGGAAGGCGGCAAGGCGCTGCTATCCACCACGCTCGACGGAATCGGGAGCGTGTTCAAGTTTGCTTGGGAGCGGGGCATCAAGCCGATCACCGATAAACTCGGGATCACCAGTCACATCACCGCAGCTTGGGATAGGCTGAGCGGCTTTTTCTCGCGGCATTGGGATGGCGTCAAAAGGATCTTTGGCGGCTTTGGTCAGTATGTTTCCGGTGTCTGGCGTGGTGATATGGATGCCGCTGCCGCTGGTGTCGGTGAGGTTTGGGCCGATAGTAAAGCGATCTTGTCCAACATTTTCGACGGCATCGGCAGCGTGTTCCGCGGCGCATGGGAAAACGTGATTAAGCCGGTGACCGACAAGCTTGGTATCACCAGTGGCATCACGAAAGCTTGGGGCGCCGCACGCGAAGCCATGAGCGGTGCGATTGGCAAGATCGGCAAGGCGCTGCAATCTAGCTATGATGGGACAATCGGCCCGGTTATCGAGGCGTTGGGGGCAACCGGCGGGATCTCGAGCGCATGGCAGGAGGTCAAGAAGGCCGTCGGTGCCGTTGTCGATTGGCTGGTTGAAAAGTTTGATCTGCTGATGGGTAAGTTGCAGCCGGTTCTCGATGGCCTGACCTGGTTACGCGACAAAGGCGCTGGTGCTGTCGAGGGCGTCAAAGGCATCGGTGATAGCATCAGCACTGGTGTGCGCGACCTATTCGGTGTTGGAGCTCCAGAGCAATCGCCGCAGGGCGATCAGCGCCCTACAGCGCAAGTCGGCGAAACCACCTCGCCGCGACAGAATCCTCGTAGCGGGAAAGCAGCGCCGCAGAAAATCTCGGGCTCTTACCTGGGCGGTACCATCGGGCGCGGGTTTCGGGAGGTTGGAGAGCAGGGTCCAGAAACGATCTGGACGTCGAAAGGCGGTTATGTGGCCCATGCCAATGCGACGGAACGCTTGGCGCGGCTTTCGGATCGTGCGGGGCCTGTCCTGGATGCCTTGGGGGCTGGATTGCAGAAGGCGATTGCAGGTGCACAGCAAACCGTCGCGCCAGTGGTGCAACGCGTCCCAGTGCAAGCGGAGAGCGGGCAGGCACTTGCCATGCAACAACCCGCACAACCTGCACAGCCAGCGCCGGTCATCATTCACGCGCAAATTCATGCGGGCCAGATGAACCCGCAGAACCTGATCGACGAACTGGAACGGCGCGGGCGCGATGCGCAGGCCGGAGCGCTCTACGACCAGCCGCATGATTACGGCCAATATGGGGGCACATGATGGCTGAGACGATGATGCAGCTGGGCGCTTATCAGTTCAGCGTCGACAATGCCGCATATCAGAACCTCGAGCGGTCGACCGAATATCGCTGGGCCGCGCAAGAACGCGTCGGCGCGCATGACGCTTTGCAGTTTACCGGCTTTGGCGCGGACACGATTTCGCTGCGCGGCGTGATCTATCCCCACCACAAGGGCGGGCTCGACCAGCTCGACAAGATGCGCCGCCAAGCCTCAATCGGTATCCCCCTGCCTCTGGTGGCAGGCACAGGCCGCATCCTGGGCGTATGGGTGGTGGAGAGCGTGCGCGAGGGGCAACGTACCTTTGGGCCGCAAGGGGCGCCCCTGCGGCAGGATTTTGGGATCAGCATTCGGAGGTATGACGGTGGGCTCCGCAGTCTTCTACCTTTCTAAAGAGGGGGAAACCCTCGACGAGATCGTTTGGCGCCACTACGACGCCGGAATCCGCGGCGCGGTTGAGATCGTGATAGAGGCGAACCGGGGTATCGCGGCGCTTGGGCCGATCCTGCCGGTTGGTACGCGGGTTCTCCTTCCAGTCATCGAAGAACCGAAAAAAGCGGAGAGCCTGCGCCTATGGGATTGATCGATTTCCGACCGCTGTTTCGGATCACCGTCGATGGACAGGACATTAGCAACGTGCTGGCACCGCGTTTGGTCAGCCTGCGCGTTACAGATGGGGCAGGGGTGCAGTCTGATAGTGTGCAGATTACGTTGAGCGACACCGGCTATCTTTCAAAGATCCAGGAGCCCCGCGCCGGGGCTGAAATCAAGGTCTGGTTGGGCTTCCCGTTCAGCCTGTCTTACATGGGCCTGTTCATCGCTGACACGGTCGAAGTCTCCGGCCCGCCCGATGCTGTGATAATAACGGGCACTGCCTCTGTGAACGGGGAAACGACCAGCGGCAAAACCGCGTTGACCGATCAGAAAAAGCGCAGCTGGCCTGAGGGCAACACCATCGGCGCTATGGTGGACAAGATCGCGGGTGAGCATGGGCTTGACGCCATGGTGTCGGAAAGCCTGCGCGCAGAGGTCTTGCCACACATCGATCAGATCGACGAGAGCGATATCAACCTCCTTTCGAGGGTCGCGCGCGACTTCGACGCGATAGCAAAGCCCGGCAATGGGCGGCTGATCTTTACCCGACGCGGTGAGAGCGTCACGGCATCCGGGCAGCCCATGCCGGTTGTCGAGATCCACAAGAAAGCGGTCACCGATTGGCGTTACCGAAACAGCCTGCGCGAAAAGGTCGGGCGCGTGATCGCCACAACACAGGATCTCAAAGAGGGCAAGCCGGTCGAGGTCGAGGCGGGCGCCGGCGAACCGATCTCGCGTTTGAAGCGGCGATTTCCAGACAAGGCCAGTGCACAGCGATCCGCAGACGCAGAATTGAAACGTCTCGGTCGCGCTGGGCGCACGCTCTCGCTCACCATGCCGGGCAACCCCGATGCAGTCGCGGAGGCAAGGCTGCAAGCGAGTGGGTTTCGATCCTATATCGATGGCGAGTGGCTGATCAGTCGAGCGGTCCACAGTCTCGACAGTGCCGGATATCGCACCGCAATCTCGGCTGAGCAGATTTAAGGGCGACTCACACATT